AATCTAGTTTTGATACAACACCGTTATACTTGTAGATACCATTCTTACCCCACCAGTAAACATCGCTGTTAATACTTACAATAGCTTGTTGTGAGATACATCCTGTCTTATCCCCAACAATGTTAAATGAGAATGTATCAGGATAACCAATGTACTGCATCTCATATGCTGTTGTGTCGGTAAGGACAAGATATCCATTTTTAGTCAGTTCTGCACCAACAATTTCATTACCTTTTTCTAGTCTAAAATCACCTGAAACATTGGTTGCAGCAGGAGTCCAGTTTGTGTAATCTTCTGAAGCAGACCAACGGATAAGCAAAGGGTCAAATGTACCACCAATGATGTTTTCTGTACCAAAAGCAGCAAGAATACGATAAGGGTGGATAACCTTCATAAAATTGTTACGCTGAGGAGCTGCTGTTAAACGTGAGGCACGAACCAAGGGTCCTGATACAGGTTGCCAAAGGTAAATAGGTCCTCCACGAGGATTCATAAGCAAATCTTCACCCCAGTTATCAAAACACCATTGACGAAGGTTTACAATAACACCAGAGGTTCTTGCTGTACCATATGTTCCAGTTCCGTAAGGGTCAGCACCCCAACCAAAAGCTGCTGCATTGTACTCCAACCCTGTACCCAGAAGAGGAGTATATTGAATAGCACCGCCACCAGCAGTTACAGTAGATGTTGCATTAGAAGCGTGTTGAATAGTCCAAGTGTTTGCTGTAATAGCTGTAATTACATATTCTGTATTTGCTGTAAAAGCAAGACCACCTACAGGTGAACCAGCTACAGAATTAATGATAATGTAATCCCCTACGTTTCTATTGTGTGAAACTTCATCAAAAACAACGAGGTTTGAACCATTGGTTGTGTTAATAGCATTAGTAAGGTTAATAACAGGAAGAGTCGGTGTAATGTCGTAAAAGTTACCACCTGTGTACACATAAACCTTTTTATTGGTAGCTAAAGCAAGATATTTCTTACCATCTAAACCAACCCAAGAGTTAATATCTCGTGCTACTCCAAGAAGTTGCGTTTGGTTTTCTTTAACCCAACCACCAAATTTTTCAGGTTTACCTTGAAAGAATCTTACTTTATCGCAGTTAATCCAACGAGATTCGTTTTCATATGTCGTTGAATTCTTAAAAATCCCAGCGGGAAAATCAAGAACTTGTAACATTGTTTGACCAATAGACATACTAAATATCCCTTAGGTTTTGATGATGTAGTTAAGAATAATTGTAGGTTGAACGTTTTGACTGTTACCAGTACCTGCATTAGCGTTAGTTACTGTAATACCTGTAGTTTTGGATTCAGTTGCGTTAGTAGCATCTCCCGGTACCCAAGAACGACCACCAATACTAGGATATCCTCCGGGACCTGTAGTAGGTTGAGTGTTAGGCATAAAGTGACTGTGACCGGGGTCGTTTACAGTAGCTGTGTGAGTGTGTTGGTGCATGTTCTGGTCACCACCGAAGGCACCAAGAACTGTTCCGATAAATCCAGCAATAGCGTTTGTAATTCTGTTAGCTGCTGTACCATTCATATCATCCTTACCAGCAGGAACACGTCCTCTTAGGTCTGGAACGTTAAATGTTGTAGTACCGTCGCCAGCACCATAGGTAGTACCAATAACAGCAAACAGAGGAGCGAAAGTAGTACGTGATACAGCTTGACCAGCACAAAGAAGCCATCCTGTTGGAGCTGTTGTACCAGCATAAGGCCAAACAACACCAGGAAGTCCTAGCGAAACAGTTACAGTTGTTCCCACCAAATTAGCTCCGATGGTTCCGTCGCCAGCGATAGCTGTAATAGGAACAGATGGAGATAAATCAATAACGTCTGTACCATTGAAGTAAACACGTTTCTTTTGTCCTGCTGTAAGAACTACACCTGCTCCTGAAGCAGCTCTAACTGTAATGTTAAAAGCACCTGCGAAAGCAGTTCCGTCAACGTCGTAAGTCTTTTCAGCACTTGGAATAATAATAGCGATGTTAGCTGTTGGTGTACCTGAAAGACGAAGAACAGCTTTACGAGCTTGGCTTGTAGCACCATTGGCTACGGTAAGCGTAATGTTTGAACCAGTGGTTACGTTAAGGGTTTGCACACCAGCAATAGCTTCATCAATAAGTTCAATGGTTTGGTCATTTAAAACCGCACCCCAAGTACCTGAGTTATCTCCAGTACCTTGTTTTGTTACAGCTAATCTTGTTGAATATGTACTTGGCATAATTATGCATCTCCTTTAAGTGTATTCTGACCACCTGAAGGGTTTCTAGGTGGCATACCATCGTCTCTACGGCCTCTACGTCCTTGATTGTTAAGAGCTAGTATAGCATTTGTATACATTTCTTGGAAATCAGCTTTCTGTTTATCGTTACGATTAAATTGAGCCATCTCAATCATAGCAGCGTAGAACAGAACCTCTCCACAGTAAGTTGTAAAGTAATTTGTTTGGTTTGAAGGACTCAAAGGTGCTACATCTGCTGCACAAGACAAACGAAGTGTGTATGGCTTATCAGGAGTAGGTGCAACAAGAATAGATGTGTTCTCATAATCCTGAGCATAGAACCTTGGTTCTGCTGTTTGGCTAGGGTAAGGCCAGAAGTCCCTCAGATAGTCATCATTGACGTGTTTTAAGAGCTTTTCTTTCCCAGATGAAGAATCATACAGAAAAGCGTCAAAACTGAATCTAAAGCCCGCTGGCTTCGTTACAACCCTATTTCCAGTGCTTAGGGGAATCTCAAAGTTCTGTTTTAACCCAATAGTGTCAATGTCTTTACTTAAACGAAGTTCAGCAGCTCTAATAGCTGAAGGGATGTAGTCAAGGGCTTCTTGAGATGTATCCTCAGACATTTCCTGAAGACGAGTCGAAATAGCTGTGTAAGAGTTATATGCCATTGTTTGTTATCCTATTTCAAGTTAGGCACAAGAAGCATGTCTTCACGGAAGCGGTCTTCTTTTAGTGCTGCATTAAGTTCTGTTGTAAACAATCTTAGAAGCTCATTTCTATAGTCTGTTGGAATATCTCTACGTTTGAGTGAAGCATAGTAAGCAAGACCTGAGCAAATACAAGGAAGATACGATGTAGGAATATCAATGTTTTCTATAGAAGCAGTAATATCTTCAAGTTTATTTGTTGTCCAAAGACGAAGCGTATAGGCTTTGTCAGGAATAGGCCACAACTTAAGAACTAAATTGTCTCTTGTTCTTTCAATGAAGAAAGTTGTTGGACGAGATTGATTTTGTCTAGCTCTGTATGAAGTGTTGTAATCTTGAATGTTCATACGAGTTAATTCGTAGTCTTGGTTAGCTGAAGGTTCTGTAATAACAGCAACACGAACGTTTAGAATCGAAGGGTCTAAATCATAGTCTACTTGACCTTGAACAGTAGGGAGAATCGTTTCACTTTGAGTGTTAAGAGGAGCGTTCTCAGACACAAGATAAGTCAACAAAAGGTTAAGAGAGCGTCTTGCGCTTCTTGCTTCGTTACCACTCATAGGGTCACCACCTACACGTTCTAGAGCTTCTTCAATGATTTCAGCTACGTCTAGATTGAATGTTTTTGTTCCACTTGTTGACATTGTTTTATTTCCTTAACATGACCAAGCACGAAGAGCTAATGCTTTACGTGTTGGACGTCCTTTTTCATCTTTCATTGGTCCCTTAACACCGAACATTCTACTACAAAAACTTTTTCTACGAGCAGCATCTTTTTTAGTCTTAGGGTTTGGAGCAGGTGGTTTTAGGTTCCCACCAGTTGCTTTATTATAGGAGGCACGCCCTTTAGCGTTTAAGCCTCCGTCTTTATCTTTACCTTCTTTACGTTGCCAAGCAGGTGATTTAGCCATGTTACGATGCTCTCCTTGCTGTTTTTGTTCGTTTAAAACTTCTGTTTTTGCTAGGGGATTGAACCGAAAGATTAGACAAGGAATTATCTGATGTGCGGTTGTTTTTATGGGCCACATCACGGCCATCGCCCACACGAGCTTTACCAGCAGCAATCATCTTACGACGTGCAGCATTATTTTGAGCACGTTGTTTCTTAGCCGCAGGCTTGCTGTGATAATTCTTGTATTCCAAATCATATCGTCTATTTTTAGTCATTGTTATACTCCGCTACTTTTTTACACCACCAAATAAATTCATCGCAATTTGTGTCACTTCTAAAAGAATTTAATGCACTACAAACAATTTGAATATTTTCTTTAATATAAGGTCCACCTGCATCTATTCTATCTAATGAAGCATTTGTTTTATATTTTACACCTTTTTCAAGTTTACATGTAAGTTGTATTCCTGATAAAGCACATTTATAATCTTGTTTTTCAAGTATACCTAGTAAATCTTCAACAGAAATACTTTCTCTTTTGTTTGAACGATTACAGAGTCTAGAAAAATAACGATACCAATTTCCTGAAATGTTTTTGTACTGGTTCTCAGTTGAAGATTGACCTGTTACGTATTGCCATTTTCCTTTACATTTTTCAGAACAAAACTTATGAACACCTGATTTAGGTTTAAACATTGTGTCACAAATAGGACAAATTTTTTCCTTAAAACATTCGTCACCGTGCCAACCTCCAGCCATATTTAGCTACTTCTTACGCGCATTCATATTATCCACCATCGAAGGATAAGGACGACCAGCCGCTTTAGCACGAGC